CCAGTCGTTACCGTAATCGCCGAACTCCCCCAGCTTCGTGTTTCCGGCTTTCCTGTGATGCATCAGATTCACTCTGCCGTCAGTGGTCTGAGTGAAGTAAGACATCAGGAACGGATTACCAGTACCCGTCATCGCCACACCATCAGGAACGGGAGCGTCCGTATACAGATAAATCCCCAGCCCGAACTGATTGTTGGTCAGTGCGCCTGACAGGCGGAACTTACAGGTCAGTCTGCCGCCCTGTGTCAGCAGGGTAATTGCGTCATCCACCGGATGCGTCAGGGACCAGGATTTATTGCTCTGCTTGGCGATCTTAAATACACCACCCGACAACTGAATTCCGCCATCCTTAATGCTCCAGCCCTGCGCAGCAGCCTCTCCGGCTGCCGGCAGCAGGGAGATTGTGCGAACGGACGTATCTGCAGACGGACCCGATGGCGTGTTGCCGCCGGGCGAGGGTTTGATTTCCGGTGCCTTACCACTGATGAAGGCGGAGGTGCGCCCGGCTGCGTTCAGAATAGCGGTTGCCAGACGATCCGGAATAATGCTCCTGCGCGCCCATGAACTGAAATGTGTCGGGCGGTTTGATGATACCTGGTTTCCATTCGTTCTCGATGCCGCACCGTAATATCCTGATGCCGGAATATCCGGATCTTCTGCCGGCGCGTTAGTGGCGGTATTGACGCCGTTACCGTCTGTCATGAAGGGCACAAAATAAACGCCCTCACTCTCCCTGTTTTTATACCCGCCGTACACGGTGTCGTACTGGGTAGCGTATGTATTTTTCCAGTAATACGTCGTGTCACCACAAATCCACGGCACATCTGCAGCACTGCCACCATGGCACTGCGCGTTAAACACAGAGAGGTCAGCACGAAACTGTGTCAGCATGGCTGTAAACAGCGCAGGTTGCTGTGCGTGGGTGGCGGCGCTCATGTCAAACTCTCCCTGCATCCAGCACACCGCCAGCAACACATTTTTCGGGTTCTTCTGTAATGCAGCTTTAGTGCGCGCAATCAGGTCCTGATATAACGGTTTACCCACCCCCCAGCGTGCCGAATCCTGGCTGGCCCCCGTGTCCGCACTGAATGTCCCCTCCGCGCCCTGGGTAAATGCCGAACCACCACGACAGCATGGTACCAGCAGGATCCCCGCGTTATTCGGGATATACGGGAGCAGTTTTTTGGCAATATGTAAACCCTGGCCGACACAGCCGTACTGCCCTTTGCTCAGGTCTGCCTTCGGATGATTCAGCGTACTCATATCCTGCACATCATGCAGACAGTGGTCAGCCGGAATAATATCGTTATATCTGCAGGCAGCCCCACCCGGCGTCACTGTACTGCGGCGCGCCAGCTGTTTAATGCGCGGATCCGGAGCATCGTATGAATCCGGCAGCGGAAGCCCTTCACCGTAAGCCATGGCATTGGACTGCCCGGCCAGTACGATGACGTAGTACCAATCCGGCTCAGTTGCACCACTGACCACCACATCACCTTCTGCTGTAATCGCCTGCATCAGGGTATAAGGGGTTATGGCCACCGGACTACCAAACGGCTGCCAGCCCTCTTTCAGTTTGTGTGTCAGCTTTTCCGCAAGGTCTGACGGCGACGCCGCCCTGACAACATCATAATGTTTAAATGTCATTATTCCTCCCGGCCGGGATAGTGTATTAAATCAGATATGGAGTGGGCTGTAGTCCGGAAGCCTGAATGACACACGGGGACTACAGCCCAAGAAATGAAGAAGGCCACGCAGTTGCGCAGCCTGATAAACCCTGGTTAAAATCCACACGATAACAACACAACAATATCAGTATCTCATGCTATTGCCCGAACCCATTCGGGCATTTTTTACCCATAAAAAATGCCCCTCCGGAGAGGGGCATTTTTGCATGCACATTCTTTTTCTTGCATGGTGCCGGGTGCCTCCCGGTGAATTCAGTATCAGCACCTGAATCCGCGATTATCACATATACCTACTTGCTGATTGCCCCTCCGCACAGGGGGATTCACCATGCAGTAGTATTTTTAATAAACAGCAAATAAAAAAATCAAGCATTATGCAGGCTGTTTCTTTTTATCACCGGCTACAGCAATACCACAATGCCGCAGACCAGCACCCCATCCGCCAGCACCGACATGATTCTGCTGGTGAAATCCACCATCACCACCAGAAACAGCAGGAGTGCAGCCACAGCCAGGCGCAGTTTTACCGTCACAGGTGATTCTCCAGACGAAGACCCAGAACACCGGCAATCTCTTCCAGCACCTTGCGCTCTTCCGGCTCAATTTCGCCGTCTGCCTCCGCAATGGCCACCGCCACATCCAGCACATCTTCCGCTTCACGCGTATCGTGTTTCACATCCTCGATCTCACGTAACGCCGCACGACGACCAATTTTAAAGTTCGTATCCAGCTGACCGATAATGGTTGCGCTAATCGCATTAATTTCTGACGTAAACGCGGACAGCGCAGGCTGATTACGCAGTACCTGTTCGATCTTCGCTTTCTAGGAAGCCTCACATTCACCATCTGCACAGGCCACCAAGTAGGCAGCATTAATAACCGCCTGTGCCAGATCGCGTTTCTCAAACTTTCCTTTTTCCGGTTAACGTGACACACCAATAACTCTTGTCGAAAAAGCCAGCAAGCTGAAAGACCGGTATTCACAACCACCAGCGCGTTTACTGTACTGCACCAAGTTTACGGGCACAAAAAACCCGCTCAGTGGCGGGTTGCTATCACAGCTATATATTTACTTATTATGCCGTTACTAACATTTATCTTCGACATATAATCGAAAACAAGGTTTGCTTAAAACTCTGCTTTCATTTTATCCGGGAATTTTTTATTTGCAGCATAATAACTACCAAGTACATAAGCGTTCATTTGCTGCTCTACATCAACCCGACATGCCGCACTAGAACAAGCTCCACTGATAAGCCCAAAAGAACTCCCTTTAGCAGAGAGATCAGCTTTGATTTCCTCTACAGTGTTTTTCCCCATAGCAACTACACACCCTGTCACAATATATCTAGCTTTCACATCATCCATGCTAAGGATAGTAGTTTTCGCAATTTTGCTGTATCCATCATTTTTATAAACATCCATGGCAAACGCACGGCAATCTGTATAATACGGACTTGCTTTAACTTGCGAATACTCAGGTAATTTCATACCAGCACAACCAACTAAACAAAAACCTATCGCTGCTATTAATACCTTTTTCATTACAGTCATAACCTAGAAGCATCATTGAAACTAATTTATTAAATAACCATCGAGTTTCTGGAATACAGACGTTAACCATCTCTCCAAAATCTAAAAGATAATAAGAAAAAATGTTTAACGCACCAATCCATTTCATAGTTTCATGAGACATCAGGCACAAAAAAACCCGCTCAGCGGCAGGTTTTTGACATTTACCAACGGTAGACATACAAGGCCCATCGTTGAGAAAATCTTATCCATATTTTTTGAAAAATGCAAGTATCACGTCGACATCTTCGGCGAAAATTATCTATCTTGTCACTTTTCTCAATTGCGATTCAGCATACGCTTCTTCCTGCCAGCACTTTGTAACCAGTTTATTAATAACGTCTGCATATCCTTTGTACCACTGATAATCCGTCAGGTCCGGTACCAGTTTCTGGACATGATGCCGCGCCAGTGTGGTTGGTAAACGGCTAAACCGGTTGCCATTGCAACGCCCACAAATCTTATAAACAGGCACACCATGAAGCCGGGTTCTTTTTTCATCCAGGACAATACCTTTACCCTTACACCCTCTGCACGCTGTGCTGACTTCTCCCTTACCATGGCAATGCTGACATAGTTCCTTCACCCACTCTTCCTTGATAACAGATTCCCCGCTTCTGGAGTGTTTCACCACTTCGCGCAATACATTATGAAATCCAGTACCAGCACAATGCTCACAGCGAGCCTTACTTGCCGCAGACCTGGAATAATCAGCAAAGGCAAAATTCACAAGGTAAGGGATGATCTGTAACCGGATTTCTTCACTCAATTTGTTCAATGTCGGGTTATCCAGTGCCATCGCGTAATTGAGCAGACCTTCAATCGCAAACTGAGGGTCCTGAACGCCAACTTTTGCCAGGAATAAGGCAAACCCAAGCGGTGCTTTCGACTGCACCATCCCCTGCGCAGCCATTACATCCGTAATTGTTAAACCACCCGAGCCTGTCGCCGGTGCGTCATCGCTCAGTTTTGGAGATTTCGGGGAGTAATATTTCGGTAAGGCTTCAAGGTTCATGCTCGTTCTCCACTTACGCCAGTACGCCTATTGCCAGCGCACGATCGATAAAACGAAATATCAGCTCCAGCTGGGAACCATACTTCTCTTCAAATGCCACGGTATCCGCATGCAGCTCGTCGTGATGCTTTCTGCACAAAGGCAACACAAAGAGGTCATGCGCTTTTGTACCCATTCCCCCCTGACCGTGGCCTATCAGGTGGTGGGGATCATCAGCAGGCTTTCCACAACATGCACACGGCTGTGTCTTAACCCAGCGTGTGTACTTTTCATTAACCCAGCGGCGACGTTTTGGGCGTAACATAAAAGACTCCGGCGACTCCGGATCCACTTTCAGCGCCAGCACCTTTTTCGCCTT